AGCCCATTGGCAGCATTTACGCTCAATTAAAGATTCACGCATTTTTCAATACCTTTTTCCAAACAAAACCCATGTATGATTTTTTATATCCGTTGCAAACTGAATAGATGTTTTGCCATTTATAAGAAGGATTTTCCGCCAGTATGGTCGCCACGTCTGACCACACCTTTACAAATTCGCCAGATTTCGTGTATTGCTCGAAATCGTATTTAAGTTTTTTCAACCTTACTTTTTCGGCCATTTGCGCTTTTAATTGTTCGTCTTCCCACATCAATTTTGATGCGGCCGATATTTTTTTGCGCCATTCTTCCCCGTAAATGCCGCCAGACAAATGTCTATTTTTGGCCGTTTCTGACATGCTGCTTTTCATTTCTTTTGTCCAGTTGTTACCGTGATTTGGGTTTTTGTCGCCTTTGTTTTTTTCTGAAAGCAAACTCCTAGTTTCGTCGTGAACAAAACATCTAGTAGAGCTATCTGATCGCAAATTGTAACCGTGTGTTCTGGACAAAGTGTTCAATTCTGTCATCCAGAAAAGCTCTCGCTCAGACAAAAGAGATTCGTCAAGGCGATCAAAAGATTCAATTATTTCAAATATGAAGTTTTCTATGCCGTATTTTTTGACAGCGTTATACAAATGTCTGTTGCAGGACAAATTGCGGTTATCGAGACGCAGAGCATATAAATGGTAGTTTTTTCTGTTGGCTAAATTTTTTGTTTTGCCAATATACCTTTTACCATCAATCGTGTTTGTTATGGAATATATGCAAATCATAGTAGTTACCAGTTATTACCCACTAATAAGGATAGCAACTGGTAACTTTTTATTCAAGCGCCAAGAAGTTTTAAATGCTCTTTGGCTTCTTTGATGTATTTCCCATAATCAACGTCATGTGGGAAGGTGGCAGGCAATACCATCAGCGGTTTAGCGCCGTCTGATTTCGGTACTTTGTTTGTGTTTTTGGCGTATCTGATACACTCGTCAGAATTTACCGATTTGGAATAATAAAAACGAACGGCTTTGCCGAGATACCGATCTCGCCATACTGCCCCGCCTGTCACTTTTCTGACGCTAACAAACCTTGTTATGTCTGTGCAATTTGTTATCGTATCTTCGACAGGTGTGCCGTCACTCAGGAAATTTGCACAAGCATCGTAAACAATCATCAAATCTGGGTTTTTTGCTAGGCTGAATCCGCCGTAAGCGCCTTTTCTTTTTACAGAACCGCATGGCTTTACGGCAATGTAATTATTAACATCCCTGCTGTAGATGGCTTTGTAGTCTGTTCTTTCAAGCTCGTAGCTGGTTGTTAGCATCCAATCGAATGCAATGTTCAACATTTCATCCTCTTGGTGTTTTTTCATGTGAAGGACTACGCCGTCAGTGTTGGCGCTAACAACTTTTATCCCTGCCAATTCCATCGATTCGATGAGCATCAGCAGGGCTAGTTGCCCAGTGATTGTGGTTTGAATCATTAAATCAGGCGCATATAGCGCCGACCATTTAGAACCCAATTTTCCAAATGAGCCGTTTACACAAATTTTAAGAGTGTCAGAAGTTACTTTATCACCCAAGCGCTTGGCCTTTAAACGACGATCAACTATCGACTGGTAAACCTTTAAAAATGGTTCGCCCATAGATTTTGGCGCAAGGTTTTGTTGTAAAATAATGCTCGGATAGTAGCCTGCGACATCTTGCTCCATTAATAACTCATCGTCTTTGCAAACGACAGCTTGCGATTTCTCGCAGCTGTGCAAACCGCCAATCCCTAAACTGTACTGAGTGTCGCCAATCTTGATTTGCGCCTTTGCAAGCTCGTCTGGCATCTTTACAGAACCGTTGTCGGCCAATCGGAAAGGAATGGTTGTGACCAGCTTAAAGATGTCTTGCAGTTGTTTAGTTTGAAAGCTGATGATTTTTGGATCTAAGTAACGAAACACCGTTGAATCATCAATATCCGGCTTGCGGTACTCGCGCCCCGTCATCTTGTGCAGTTCTGACTTAATCACAGCCTCTGCAATCTGTGCGTCAGACTTGCTGCGAAGGTCAACGCCGTATTGCTGGGACATCTGGCAGCGCAGGTCGATTTGCTTTTCAAGAGACTTATACAGCAACCAGGTTGTCTGCAAATCGTTTACGCAATAGTCGCGCAACTCTTTGCGTTGCTCAGCTGTGATTTTAGCGTCTGGCTCAATCGGTAAATCTTGAACGGTTGGGGCGTGAAGTCTTGCGCCGTAAATCTTCAGACTGCTTTGTCCTGGCGCAACTTCAATAATGTCGATGTGATCCCAATTCTCAGGAATACGAACATCGTGCTTGCGGAAAATCTGCCACGATGACAGATTGCTTTTAATAATATCGTCGCACAGCTTTTTGATTGATAAATTAGACCAACCGCAAAGCGCAGCGTAGATAATGCCAAGGTCAAACGAGTTACCGTTAAAGCTGATTGTCGTACAGGTAGCCATCAACGATTTGACAGACTTAATATCAAAGTCTTGACCGTCAAACTTTTCAAAGTGCCAGATTTTATTTGTTGCAGGTTCAAAAGCGGATAAAAGCAGGTAATTAGAATAGACCTCGCAGTCTATGACGATTTGTTTTTTCATGGGAGTAGCCCGTATTTATAAATAAAAAGCGCCCCGAAGGGCGCAGCAACGTTGACGATTAGAATTCCTCATCGTCACCAAAAGCGTCAAACGCATCGGCAGAAATACCGCCGTCACCAAACGGCTCACCATCGCGCACAAACTGAACGCCGTCAAGTTGAGCGTTTACACGTTTGCCAAACTGATTGTTCTGGCCCCACAAAGTCACAATGGCGTTCACGTAGCAGCCAGCGTAAACAATGTTGTCATCTTCAGTAATTGGCGATTTGTCGCGGTCAATGACCAACGGGCGTTTCTTGGTTGACGCCTTGATCGTCATTTTACCTTCGTACTCAGGCCGACCCATATCGTCACCGTCTTTCAGACAAACTTTGTCTGATGCGACTTTGGATTTGATTTCGTCTTTCTGAATACGCGCAATTTCCGCTTCGATTTGAGCAATCGCGTCGACGTGTTCTCTCTTGTCCAGAATAAAGGTTGCTTCGTATTTACCGGTAGATTCGCCGCCAAAAGCAGCTTGTTGAAACAATGACGGGAAAGACAGGCGAACGGATTGCAGTTTAACTTTTGACATTTTAAATTCTCGCGTTTTAAGTTTAAGTTGATTGTCATTGCTGACGGTTTTAAGCATAGCTTAACTGGCTAATCTGTGCAAGCATCAAAATCAGAAATATTTGCGCCGATTGGTGGGCGCTTATCGGATTCGGGAGCAAGCGTCGGTTTTCCTTGCGGCTTTGTCACCAGTTCGGTCAGTAAACCAGCTTGTTTTTTACCAAGCAGCTTTTCGGCCTGCGCAACGCTGATAAAGGTTTTTTTGTAGATTTCCGATTCATCAAAGCGCTCAGATAGTGTTTGTTCTGCTTGCGCCTCGTCAATCCACTGGCGAACACTGCGACCTTCAACCAGCTTATAGCCGCCGATTTGTTTGCCGTCCAAAATCTGTTCCGTTGCGTATTGCTCAACAGACGCCAGCCAGCTTTCAATCAACTTGCGATTGTCAAGCGCAAGTTTTAATTGCTGTTCGCTAAGTGTATTGAGCTTTGGTAATGAATCAATTTCGATTACTTCAAACGATTGCAGCAGCGTTTGTTGCGTCAGGTTGTAGAGCGCTGGGCAAGTCGCTTTTGCTTTGCACCATTGGCATTGTTTTTCACCTGGTACGCGCTCGGCGTTTGGATCACAAGCCAAGTTTGCCCGTTCTTTGATGTAATCACCAAAACTTTGCAGGTCGGAAATTGATATTTCCCATTCGCTGATGTGATCAAGTCTTGGTTGCACGATGGCGATAAACACTGTTTCAATATCAATTAAAAACCCCATGTCGTTAATTGCACCAAGCGCATACAGTTGCGCTTGGTAGTTCTGCTCAGCATCAACGCGAACTCCTTTACCGTACTTCAAATCAATAACGCGCAGCGTTTTTGATTTCGCGTCAATCACAATCGCATCAGACGTACCAAAACCATCCGGCACCCACGGCCCGAAATCAACTTGTTGCTCGTAGAAATGTTCGCCACTAAACGAACAAACGTAATCGACATACTGTTGCACGTACTCGCACATTTCGACATCGACTTGGCGACCTTCAAATGTCATTCCCTCGCACGACGCGCAGCTGACGCCATTGTTTAGACAGTATTCGGCCAGCGCGTGCGCTGTTGTGCCTTCGGCCGCAAAGTTGCTACCTTTGTCCGTAAAACCTTCTTCAGCCTTGACGCTACCAGGGCAACGCGCCCAGCGGTCAGAGCCGGACGCGCTCAAACGCGCATGAGCAGCCATTACAGCTGCCCCAGTTTCTGCGCAAACGCCACCAAGTCTTGCTCGGATAAGTCGGCAATCTTTGACGCTTTGAACTCTGACAACAATGTTTTGATTTTGGCTTT